GGCGAGGCGGGGGAACCATCGCGCGCTGAGGGGGTAAGGAGTGTATACCTGTTAATACCCTTTTTCGCGTCTGTGCGGCCCTGTTTTGATGTGGTTGCGTCGTGGTCTGGTCAGGGGGTGCAAAAGAAAAGCCCCTGACAGCGTGGCGCTGAGGGGCTTATATGGCATTTGGCTTATGAGGTAGTTGCGCTCACCCGCTGACGGGGTGAGGTATCAATATTTTTGAATGTTCAGGCGGCTGTTGATGGAGTTGCCAAAGCGTATGGATTAAAGCGGATCACCTCAATCCCCAGCCAGTCATTCAGCTCTTTCAAACTTTCCTGTATCGGCGTCAGTTCATTGATGGAGAACACGCGGGCGGCTTTCTCTACGTCGCCGAAGCCCCCGGCATTGCCTGGCATTACGCCCATGAGTTGAGGCGGAACGCGGTGCGCGGCAAGCATGTCATCACGCGTTGCATCTTTGATACCGGTAAACTCATCTTTGGCTGCTATCTGACTGAATGGCATAATCTGCAAGCCGTCTTTTTTCCCGCCCGCTGCGTAAACAAATAAGTTTTTAAATGCGCCCCCGCCGCGCGCGTCCTTCAATGATTTTTTCAAGCTTTCAACGTCTTTATTGTTTGCGATTGGATCGGTCAGATAAACAATGACCCCTGCATGACTGCCGTTGATGTAGTAGTTACGGCGAAAAATGGTTGCTTCATTGTTTAACATGGCACTTTGCAGCGAGGCCATATATTCAGGCGCGCCGTAAATCTCTTGGTGAATGCTGGGGTTTTTTATCTGGCAGATGTTGCCCGGCTTGAATGGGTAGTCCGCATCGCGGCGGGTGATAAACCAGTACTGATCTTTCCTCAGATCGCTGCCGCGCCGGGTGTATTTAGCCTGGGCATGTTTCAGCGCGATAGGCTCGCTCAACATGTTGCGGCGTACTTCCATGTAGTTGTTGCCAAATACCAGATAATCCAGCACCCAGGCGCTCATCTCCTGCCTGCTCAGCAATGGGTGAGGGATATAGCAGGACGCGATCACATTGCGTTTAAAGATCAGCGGTGATTGGTGGTAGGCGGTTGAATCAAACATCTTTGCCACGCCGTAGGGGCTGATCGGTGGCTCAAACCATACCCCGTTGTCTGTACACTCCATCAGGTCATAGAACATATTGCGATCGGTAACGGCTATCGGGTCGCCAAAGCTGAACGATTCAACCGCGCTGGTTTCCATGGCAGCAGGCTGCTGCGTTTCTCTGGCCTGGTATTTTTGTTTTCTGCGGCTCACGTTTAAAACTCCTCTACAAAACTGTCACTACCGCCGCCGCTTTCGCTGCCGATCGGCTCATTATACAAAGCTGTCATTGATGCCCAGGCCAGATCGCCGTGATTGCTGCCGCGCTTGCGGTCAGAAACGTAGGTCATCACGCCCCCTTTTTGTATTTTGCGCACCGTCATAAATGACTGAACGAGATCCAGCATCCCCGCATCCAGCTCAAGGCGACCGGCACGGATAAGCATGAGCGCTTTCATTACCATGGCGCGCTTGAGCGGAGCGGAATATTGGTATTTAACCGCCAGCGGGAAGAACTTGATCACCAACTGCCAGACAGCATCACCAATACCAGTGCCATCTATCGCAATGTGTTGAACGTTGTAACGCTCAGTCAGCGCCTCAATGGCTTTCGCCTGCTCTTCAAACTCCATACCACGAAGCTGAACGCGTTCGATAATGCGGAACTTCCCGCCCGGTACTGCTGGCGGAACTATCACAACCAGCCCGGCAGAGTCGCCGTTACCGCTTCCCCCGTTAGGGTCATAGCCAACCCACACCCCGCGATCGCCTATTGGTCTGGGTGCGAACGGATTCCAGTCGGGCCATACATCATCATTGAAGCCGTCAACGCAGCAGCCGATCATGGCGTTGTAGTTAAAGGCGCGTTCACCCACGGTAACGAAACGGCAGCGGTAAAGGTTGTCGTAATCCTCCGGGGAGTTTTCCGCTTTAATGGTGTCGATCTTCACCTTGTCGAAACCGAGTTTTACCGCGTCTTCAATGGTGACAATCTGCCGCCAGATCCCATCACCACCCAGCCTGCCGTTTTTCAGCGCTTTGTGGGTGATGTCTATTTCAACCCGTTCAGCTCTCGGCCTGGCTTTGTTGAACAGATCCCCAGTCCAGAACTGATAGGCTTCATGTTCTTCACTCGATGGCGTGGAAAAATAAGTTCTGCGCAGTCCTTCATGGGTTGCCATGCCTGCCGCGACTTTGCGCAGGTTGAGGAAGTTGCCGATCCAGAATGCTTCATCAAGATACAGATCGCCGGTATAGCTCTGCGCTGTTGCTGCAGATGTACCGAGAAAATAGAACGTTGCGCCGTTGCTCAGGGTGATGGCGTCGCCGCCTTTTAGCTCAACCCCAACCTGTGCCGCCAGTAGCTGGATGAACTTTTTGAACTGGAATGCCTGGGCGCGGCTTGCTGATAAAAATATCTGGTTGTTGCCGGTTTCCAGCGCCCTTAGCAGCGCTTCGCGGGCAAAGTACCAGGTGGCACCAATCTGGCGAGATTTGAGGATAAAGCGGTTGCGACGCTCGCGCTGTTTGTACCAGCGTTTTTGATGCTCGTAGAGCGAATCCAGCACCAGAGCGCGAAGCTGCCGGATCTGCTCCTCCGCAAAATGATTTTTCTGTTTCTTCTCGCGCCCTTTCTCTTCGCTGCGGTGCTCTTCACGTTCCATCCGCACCAGTTGACGGGTCAACAGATCGATGGTTTTGAAGTCGTGCGGGGTCAGGTCTGGCTTTTCTGTCAGGCGTAATAGCCGCACCTGCATCCGGTCTTGTACGCGCTCCAGTGCCGTGGACTCGTCCCACTTATCGCGGCGACGCCATGAATACAGCGTGTTGGAACTCACGCCGATCGATTTTGCGATCTGCGTGATGCTGTATGCCTGCCAGTACATGACCTTAGCGGCGATCCGTGGTTCATCGGGGGAAGTCTGTTTCATTGTCGCAGAGTACCGCGCCCGCGCGCGTGTCGCTCTGGGTTGTCATTGTCGGATGGCGGCAACAACAGCAACGCTTTGCGCCTTCCGGCTGTGACGGGAATGATAGGGGCACTGGTTAATATCATTCACTCATTCGGGATTTCGACATGCCAAAGTCAAGACCATTTCGTGTTGCTGTCGAGGGTGCCACCTGCGATGGCCGGACGCTCGAGCGTCAGCATATTGTGCAGATGGCACAACGTTTTAACCCCACCGTATACGGTGCCCGCGTCAATCTTGAACACCTGCGGGGCTACTCACCAAATAGCGATTTTCGCGCGTATGGCGATGTTATTTCCGTTAAGGCGGAAGAGATCACCGAAGAGCCGCTAAAGGGAAAAATGGGCTTATATGTGCAGGTTGATGCCACTGATGATCTGGTTGCGATGAAAAAGAACCGCCAGAAAATTTATCACAGCATAGAGGTGCATCCATCTTTTGCTGATACCGGCGAAGCCTACTTGATGGGGCTGGCCTGCACCGATAGCCCTGCCAGTTTGGGCACCGAAATGATGCAGTTCTGTGCTAACAATCCGGTTAATCCGCTGTCCTCCCGCAAGCATGATCCTGCCTGTTTCTTCACTGCGTCCGTTGAATCCACGATGGAGTTTGAAGACGAACAGCCCCCGCAGGATGAGGGCAAAAACTTCTTTGCCCGCATTAAGTCACTGCTGGGCGGCACGCAGCAACAATTAAGCCAGCAGAACGGTGAAAACCGTGAAGCTATCGAGGCGATTGCTGAAAGTCAGGGCAAGCTGCTGGACAGCACAACACAGCTTTCAACGGCGGTAAAAGCTAAAGCTGACGCCACCGAGCTGCAAAGCCTGCGTAATGATTTCAAAGCGCTGGAAGAAAAACTGAAAGGCCAGGACGCAGAGCAATACAACCAGCGCCCGCCTGCCACTGGTGGCGATGGTCAATCAACTCAACATCTGGCTGATTGCTGATAAAGCTCAGTGCGTCAGGTTCAGTAAAGGAAAATAAAATGCGTAATACAACCCGTGATTTGTTTGATAAGTACATTCAGCGACAGGCTGAACTCAACCATATCAGCGCTTCCCACATCACTAAAGCGTACAGCATTGATCCGAGCGTTGAGCAGACGCTAGAAGACAAAATCCAACAGTCTTCTGAGATGCTTAAGTTAATCAATATTTATGGCGTTAACGACCAGTCGGGCGAAAAAATTGGTTTGGGCGTCAGCGGCCCGGTTTCCAGTACCAACAATTCGACTACCGATCGCCGTCAGCCGACTAATCTGGCGGCGCTGGATTCGAATAAATACACCTGTAATAAGGTGAACGCCGATACCTTCACGCCGTATACACAGCTTGATGCCTGGGCGAAATTCCCGGACTTTCAGCAGCGCCTGAGTAATCAGATCATCAAGCGTATCGCACTTGATCGCATAATGATCGGTTTCAACGGTACCAGCTATGCGGAGAAATCAGACCGTGCCGCTAACCCGTTATTGCAGGATTGCGGTACTGGTTGGCTCCAACAGTACCGGGTTAATGCTGCTCAGCGCGTCATGAAAAATATCACCGTGACCAGCCGCGACGATACCAACCAGGTGATTGCGAAGGGTGATTACGGCAACTACGACTCCATTGTGTTTGATGCGGTCAGTTCACTCATGGATGAGTGGTACAAAGATTCGCCGGATTTGGTGGTGATCACCGGGCGTAATCTGACGGTTAACCGCTCTTTCCCGATCATCAACGCCGTGAGCACCAATAACCCAAACTCTGAGGCATTGGCTGGGCAGTTGATTGCATCGCGTAAAACGATCGGCAACCTGCCGTCATTCATCGCGCCATTCTTCCCAGACGGCAGCATGTTCATTACCTCCTGGGAAAACCTCTCAATCTACTGGCAGGAAGGTGGGCACCGTCGCCGCATCGTTGAGGAGCCGGAATATAACCGCGTCTCAACGTACAGCTCTTCTAATGACGCCTATGTCATTGAAGATTACGGCTTCGGATGTCTGATCGAGGGCATCACCGCCGCCGAGTCAGTACCCGCAGAACCAAGCGAAGAACAATAAGACGCCGCAGGCCAGCTAATTGCTGGCCTGTTCAGGGGGCATAAATGTTAACACCAGCACAAAAGCACTTTGATCGGGTGATGGCGGAGCGCCGCAGTAGTGGCAGGCCGTCAACAGCCGAAAAGACAGCTTACGAGCAAATACTTTTTCGTCTGCGCATGGATAAAGCCGACCTAAGCCGCATCCAGTCAAACGCTGGTAAAGCGAAGCTCAAAAGCGAACGCCTGCCAGATTACCAGCCGTGGATTGATGGCACGTTAGAGGCAGATACGGGCCAGGCAGACGAAGTGATCACCACCGTCATGATCTGGGCAGTGGATGCCGGAGATATCGCGCAGGCGCTGCGGTTAGGTCAATACGTGTTACGCCATAAAATCCCTATGCCGGATCAGTACCGTCGTACCACTGCCACGGTGCTGGTTGAAGAGATTTGCGATCCCATCCTTGCCGCCTTCA